CCATCAACCGGCTCACAGGGCCGTGGACGAATGCCACAAGCACCAGCTCTAACCGCGAAATCGCAGGCGCTCAACCGACCTTGCGCAACCGATGGCGAGACCTGATCCGCAACAATGGCTTTGCCACCCGCATTCAGGAGACCATCGTCAATGGGCTGGTGGGCACGGGCCACGTCCCCCGGCCGCAGTGCATGATCCCCGGTAGCATCGGCGCGGGTCAGCCCGTACTTGATCGGGAGGCTAATGCCAAGGTGCTGTCGCTGTGGAAGGAGTTCGCGCGAGACTGCGACGCCGAGAGTGATCTTGACTTCGATGGCTTCCAGTCCCTCGCCGCGCACACGTGGAAGTCCGGCGGCGATGTCCTGGTGCGCCGCCGCCGCCGCAAGGCTACCGATGGTTTCCGCGTTCCGATGCAGTTGCAGATGTTGGAGGGCGATTACCTAGACGACGGCAAGGACGGCACCACCGCGCCCAACGGCAACCGGATCGTGCTCGGCAAGGAGTACAACAAGATCGGCAAACTCGTGGCGTTCTGGATGTTCCAACGGCACCCCGGCGACTCGGGCTACTTCCCCGGCGATACTGGCGCGTCGGTTCGCGTCCCCGCTGATGGCGTTGCTCACCTCTATTCCGCGCGCAGGGCCGGTCAAGTCCGTGGCGTCCCCGTTGGCGCGCCCATCGCTGACGACTTGCGCCAGTTGGATCAGATTGAGGCGGCGGCGGCCACGAAGTTGCGCACTGAGTCCTGCATTACCGGGATCGTCCAGTATGAAGACGTGAACGACGCCAACCTTGCGGGGTGGAGTCTCGCCGAGGACGGGTCAGGCAAGGCGGTGGACCGGATCGGCGTCGGCATGATGATCCCGATGCCGCACAGCAAGAACGTGACCTTTACCCAACCCACCGCGACCAGCAACGCCGACGCTCTAATGAACCGGCAGCAACACGAGATCGCGTCTGGCGTCGGCATCAGTTACGAGCAGATGACCGGCGACCTGAGCGGGACCAACTTTGCTGGGTCGCGGATCGGCCTGATGCCATTCCGCGAGGCCACGCGCATCTCCCGCGCCCAAGAGTTCCGCCCCCTGTTCCTTGACCGCGTGTGGGGGTGGTTCATTGAGATGGCGATCCTGGCCGGCGAACTTGAAGACCGCGAAGGTGGCTACCCCGTCCTATGGCAAGCGCCAGCATTCGAGGCGGTGGACGTGCAGCAGGCAGCGACCGCGAACGAGATCAAACTGCGCTCGGGTCAAACGTCCTTCTCCATCATCGCCGCCGAGCAGGGCCTTGATCCCGCCGACCTGATGGCGCAGATCGCGGCAGACAAGGCGCTCGCCGAGTCGTTCGGGCTGACCTTCACGTGGATGCAACCGCAGCCCGGAGCGGCGGCGCCCGATCCTGTGCAGCAATCTCAGGCCGGATCGACCCCGCCCAACGGCGTCGAAGTCCCCACCGCCTAGATGGGGCTTCACTACCCCGGCCAGTAGGGGAATTTTACCCACATCACGCCTGGAATTGGGGAATCTTCCCCAGTTTGCACTTGACGCGGGGCACAACCCTGTGGCAAACGCAAAGGGCTGGGGTCGCTGTGCCCCGCCTGGAGTCGAATGCCCGTCACCACCAGAATAACCCGATCGGCCAGTGTCCGCGCTAGTTCGTGGAACCCTGATGATCGCACGGTTGAGATTCTGTTTCTGGCCAACGAGGGGATCGAGCGCAAGACTTGGGACGGCACCACCTTCCGCGAAGTCATCCCGATGGCAGTCGGCCGCTTTGACCGCTTCAACGGCGGCGCGTCGCTGTTTGTCGACCACCAGACCGACGCACGCAACGCGATCGGCGTTATCCAGTCGTGGCGACGGGACGACAGCGTGGGGCGCCCGCAAGGGTTTTGCACCGTCCGCCTGACTGATGCCCCCGGCGACGCCGACACGGTACACAAGATCATCGACGGCACGCTGCCCGGTGTCTCGGTTGGCTTCGATGTCGACGGTTGGGCGCAAGAAGTCGTGGACGGCGTGACGATTCGCACCGCCACAGGTTGGGAGGCGCTGGAAGTGTCAAGCGTTGGCGTCAATGCCGATGCAGGCGCCCACGTCCGCAGCCACGGAGCACGAGCAATGAATGACGCCGCGAAGTTCATGGCCGCGATCATCGCCCTTGCAGGCGACGACAAGCCGCTTTCCAAGGTCTACAAGGAGGTGGCAAAGGCTGCCAAGTTGTCGCCCGAAGACGTGAAAGCGTTCGCCGAGGGCTCAAGCGAGCCAGAGCCAGAGCAGCTTGGACCGCTGGCCGCCGCCCTCGGGTTGCAGGTCAAACTCTCAGACGAACCCGCCTCGACCCCTGCCGCTGATGAAGGCGGGGACGATGCAGACGACACGAGCGAAGCCCCGGACGCGGGCGAACCCGCCGCCGAAACGGAAGAAACACCGGAGGCCCCCAGGGCCGATGAGGAGTCAGAAATGCCTATCGCCAAAGACGTTGCCGCCGAAACCGAGCGAGCTTCCGAGATCACCAAACTGGCACTCAAGCACGGCCGCAGCAAGGATCTTGCGGGTTGGGTTGCCGACCCCAAGAAGACCGTTGACGCAGTTCGCGCGCTCATCCTCGCCGACATGGCCGCCGCCGACGACTCCGCCGGCATCCGCGGCACGCACGCCAGCGGCACGACTGCCGGCGAAGATGCCCACGATCAGCGCAAGGGTTCCTTCGAGATCGCCCTGTACGCCCGTGGACACAACTGCTCGTTTGAGGACGCCGCCAAGGCTCTGCGGAACGAGGGTGACAAGCCCGCCACCGAGGGCGCCATCGCTGGCGCTCGCCGGTTCCGTGGCCGCAGCATCACCGAGGGTGCGCGCCTGTTCATGGGCGAGTCCGGCGTTGATGCCGGCGCCATGTCCGGTGAAGAGTTGGCGACTGCCATGCTCGGCGGCAAGGTCCGCGGCCACGGTCGCGCCACCCTGGTCAGCGCCGACCTTCCCAGCCTACTGCTCAACGTGGGCAACAAGTCGTTGCTGCGCGGATTCGATGAGTACAAAGCGGTTTACCCCGCGTTCACTCAGCAGACCGACGCTAGCAACTTCAACGCCATCCGCCCGATCTCCGCGTCGAGTTACCCGGCGCTGCTTGAGGTGCCCGAGGGCGCCGACTACCAGGATGGCGTGCTCAGTGATGGCGCTGAGACATTCACCCCGAAGCGCTACGCTCGGGTGCTGAAGCTCTCGGTTGAGATGATGACGAAGGACGACGTGGGCGGACTGACCCGCATCCCCTCCACCTGGGGCCGACGTGTCGCGCGCAACCGTGACGTGTTGACCTTGGGCATCGTGACCGCCAACGCCGCTCTGGCCGACGGTTCCGCGCTGTTCCACGCCAATCACAGCAACCTCGCCGCCGGTGGTGACGTTGCGTTGCCCACGAGCGCATCATTCGCCGAGGCCCGCCGTTCCATGCGGGTGCAGAAGAACATCGATGGCGGCGCAAACGACATCGAGAACATCACGCCCACAATCCTCCTGGTCCCCGCCGCACAGGAAGACGCTGCCGCACGCCTGATCATGGGAGCCTACGACGCGGCCACACATGCCAACTCCCGGCTCAAGTGGATCGAGGGGATGGACATCGTGAGCCACGGCCTGCTCGATGCCACGTCCACGACTGGCTGGTATATGTTCGCCGATCCCAACCTCTGGCCCGTCATCCAGTGGTGCGAAGTCAGCGGCCACGGCCCGCGCTTCGATTCCGAGTTTGATTGGGACAGCGACGCGCTCAAGATGAAGGTGGTCGATTCCTTCGGCGTCGGCGCCGTTGACTACCGCGGCGCCTACTCGAACCCCGGTGCGTAAGCACCATGAGGCCCTGATGGGTCGATAGCAGGAGAACGCAAATGACAGTCAGCAACATCGTGACCAGCTTCACCGACGTGCAAACGCTCGTGACCGGCACCGCGGTCGTGGCCAAGACCGCGATCAAACTGGGCACCGGCCTGTTCGGTATCCCGATGGAGACCGACGACGGCACCAACCCGATCGGCTTCGCGACGCGTGGCCGCTGGGATCTGCCCAAGACGGCCGGCGGCGGCATCACCTTCGCCGTTGGCGATTACGTCTACTGGAGCGCCGGCACGTCGCTCGCCACCGCGACCACATCCGACGACCTCGTAGGCATCTGCTACTCGACGGCCGCAAACGCCGACGCCGTTGTCGACTGCGAGTTGCAGGGCTACATCGATCCCGAACTGGCCGCCGCGGTCAACGATAGCGACTTTGACGCGCAGACCATCCTGGCGGCCACGCTGGACAACACGCCCGCCGCCCTGACCATCGCCGAGCAGCGGGTTGTCGGTCGCGTGACCGGCGGCAACGTCGCAGCCCTGACCGGCACCCAGCTTGCCACCATCATCCCGAACGCCTCGACCACGGTTGTTGGCGTTGCTGAGATGGCGACCACCACCGAGGTCAACACCGGCACGGACGCCACCCGCGGGATCAGTCCATCGGCTCTCAACGGCTCGGCGCCCGTGATGGCCGTCACCAACATGACCGGCAGCGCGGCCGGCATTGACAGCGACTCCGCAACGCACATCGGCAGCAACGGCAGCGATCACAGCTTCATCGATCAGGATGTGACCAGCGGCGCCGCTCCGACCTTTCTCGGCACCAACATGACCGCTCTCTCCGGCGCGGCTGTCCTTGAGACCGCAGAGGATGCCGTGCTCGGCGCCATTCCGGTCGTCTACGAGATCGCCATTGCCGGCGGCGCTGACAACAACGTTTCGATTGCCATCACGAACAAGTCCCGCGTCACCGATGCGTGGCTCGTTCTGGAAGGTGCCGGCACCGCTGGCTCTGACTACCAGTTGCGCAACGTCACCAGCGCGATCACTGAGCAACTGGACATCTCAGGCTTTGCTGACAAGACGCTTGATCGCTTCGCCACGATCGACGATGCGCAGCGCGACGTAGCCGACGGCGCCAACTTGAATGTCATCTGGACGAGCACCGGCGGCGACTGCCCGGCCGGCACCGTCTACGTGCAGTGCATCCGCAAAGCGTAGGCCTAACCGGCCAGGAGGGCGGCCGTGGGCTTTGACACCCTGTCAGCGTTGTGCGTCAAGGCTTGCACCACCGTGCTCGGCCAGGCCATCACGTACACGCCGGACGGTGGGGCTGCGGAGTCCGTCACGGCTGTGTGGTTTGACGACATGGAAGAGATCGTTGACACCGCCGCTGGCCCCATCATCTCCCGCGGCACTTACGTGGACTTCGACGTTGCCACCCTTACGCAAGCGCCAGTGAAGGGTGACGGCGTGACAAAGGGCGGCACGTCCTACCTGATCGCCACCGTCCGCCTAGTTGCTCAAGGCGCCGCACGGTGCAAGGTGTTGTTGGCATAATGGGATTGACCGGCCGATCACGGAAGCAACTG